TCAAGGAAATAATGGTGGTACTGGTTTTGCAGGTCCAAGTGGTCCAGTAATGGGAGCTGGTGGTGGTGGTGGAGCTGGCGGCGCTGGAGGAAATGCAAGTAGTAATCAAGGTGGTACTGGTGGTGTAGGTGTACCAAACGCAATTACAGGATCAGCATTATCATATGCAGGTGGTGGTGGAGGTTCAGCACGAGGAGGAACAAAAGGTGCAGCTAGTCCTTGTGGAACAGGTGGAGTAGGTGGAACACATCCAGTTGGAGGATCTAATTCAGCAGGCGCTGGAACTACAAATAGAGGTGGTGGCGGAGGTGGAGCAGATGGATTAAATAGTGGTAAAGCGGGTGGTTCAGGTGTAGTTGTGGTTAGAGTGCCTTCAGAATTTAGTTTATCAGGGACACCAGGCCCTGCATTTACAGGATCAACTCATCCAGGAGGAGATAAGATAGGTACATTTACAGCATCTGGAACATTGACAATTGCTGAAGCATAAAATATATATATAATATTTAAGGAGTAAAAACATGGCACATTTTGCAGAATTAAAAACAAAAACAGACCCAACAGGATTTACATCAGATACTCATCAAGTAGTTGAAAGAGTAGTTGTTGTAGGAAACGACGTAGTTCCATCAGATATGCACCAAGACGGAGAAACATGGTGTATTAATTTTTTTAACGGTGGAATCTGGAAACAAACTTCTTACAATCATAATTTTAGAAAACAATATGCAGGACCGGGAATGATTTATGATCCTGTAAAAGATAAATTTTTATCACAACAACCTCACGCTTCATGGTCATTAGATGATAATGATGATTGGCAATCACCAATTACATATCCATCAATTACAAAAGAAGGGGAAGTGATATATTCTATTACATGGAACGAAGATAAATATAACGCTGACAACACTAAAGGTTGGGAAGCGACTAAATCAGACGACACAGCGGAAACCAAAACAGTTTACGATTGGAACGGCACAGCTTGGGTGTCCGCATAGGAGGACACTTAAATGCCAAGAAATAAATCTGGCTCATCAAACGGTGGTTTATTAGGAGTTTCTAACAAAACTTCTTTTGGAAAATGCACTGTTACAACCGTAACATCAAGCACACCAAGCGCAGTAACAACACAACCAGGCACAAGAGTATTACACGCAACTATTGTTGCTGGTGGTGGAGGTGGTGGATCTGATAGAGGTGGTGGTGGTGGTGCGGGAGGAAATATTTGTCGAGAAATTAATACTTCAGGAAATACTGCTTTAGGAGCAGTAGTAATTGGTGCTGGTGGAGCTTTTGGAAAATATAATGTCGATCAAGGTGATGAAGGATCAAATTCAAGTTTAGTAGTTTGTGGAACAACTTACACTGCAATAGGTGGTGGAGGTGGTGGTTCAGGGGCAACAGCTCCAAATCAACCTCCGGGATCTATTACAGGAGGACAAGATGGAGGTTCTGGTGGTGGTGGAGCAAATCAAACTCCAAGAGCTGGAGGATCTGGAACTGCGTGTCAAGGAAATGATGGTGGTGATGGACAACCTTGTGCTGCTTCTGGTGGCGGTGGTGGAGCCGGAGCTGCAGGAAGCAATGCGCCTGGTGGAACAACTGGTGGAGCTGGTGGAGCTGGAAAAGTATCTGGAGCAACAGGATGTACATATGCTGGTGGTGGAGGTGGTGGAGCTTCTGGAAGTGCCGGAGCAGGTGGATCAGGTGGTGGTGGAGCTGGTTCGGGTGGAGACGGTGGAGCTAAAGCAACAGCAGGAACTGCAAACACTGGCGGTGGTGGTGGCGGTGGAACAGGATCAAATTGTTGTAGTGGAAATAGTGGTGGATCAGGAATTGTAGCAGTAAAAGAATTAAACAAAGCAAGTGGTGTGTGGTCAATGCAAAGTCAAATGGCAGCCAAGCAACAAGGAACATGGCCAGTATTCATAGCAACAGTAGATTATTTAGTTGTCGCTGGTGGTGGAGGCGGTGGAGGTGCGTCAGGTTCAGGAGCTGGTGGTGGAGGAGCTGGTGGATACAGAGCATCTGGATATGGGCCTAGTCCTTTACAAGGTTCTTCTTTAAGTTTACCACCAGGATGTTATCCAATTACAGTAGGGGCTGGTGGTACAAGTGGTCCTGTTCAGCCAGGTGCAAGAGGATCTAATTCAGTTGCCGCGCTTTCTACAACAATAACATCCACTGGTGGTGGTGGAGGTCATTATTGTAGTGCTGGACCAAATCAACCAGGTGGTTCCGGAGGTGGAGTAGCTTACGCTTCTCCTACAGCTGGTGGAACAGGAAATACTCCTCCTGTAAGTCCTCCACAAGGTAATCCAGGAGGAGCCGCACCACAACATCCAACAACTTATGCAGGATCTGGAGGTGGTGGAGCAACTGCTGCAGGTGGAGCTGGTGGTAATGTTAACCCAGCAGGAGCTGGAGGAGCAGGAGCACCTAACACAATATTAGGACCAGATACAACTTATGCTGGAGGTGGTGGAGCTGGAGGTGGATCTAGCGGACCTAGTGTTGCTGGAGGATCTGGTGGAGCTGGTGGTGGTGGAGACGGTAAATCAAGAGGATCTGGAACTACAGGAGATGCAGGAACAGTTAACACCGGCGGTGGTGGTGGAGGTGGTGGTTCTCCCAATTCAACTGGTGGAGCGGGTGGTTCAGGTATCGTTATAATAAGAGGTCCAAACGGAAAATCATATTCAGTATCTCCAGGCACTAACACAGTCACTACTCACCCAGGTGGTGATAAGTTAATGACTTTTACAGTTTCAGGAACATTGACAGTTTCATAAGAAATGTTATATTAGATTCATAAAGATATATGAACTTAACAAATTATTACTGGTATTTTCAATCAGCAGTCCCTGCTAGAATTTGTGATGAAATAATTAAATATGGTAAATCTATTTCTGATCAAATGGCAGTGACAGGTGGATTTGGAAAAAAGAAATTAAATAAATCACAAGTAAAAGATTTAAAAAAGAAAAGAAATTCAAACATTGTTTGGATGAATGATAGATGGATATATAATGAAATACAACCCTACGTTCATCAAGCAAATGCAAATGCAGGTTGGAATTTTGAATGGGATCTTTCAGAAAGTTGTCAGTTTACAAAATATGAAAAAGGACAGTTTTATGATTGGCATTGTGATAGTTGGGATAAAGCTTATGATCAACCAAATGATCAATCACATGGAAAAATAAGAAAGCTATCTGTAACGGTCAGTTTATCAGATCCTAAAGATTACAAAGGTGGTGAATTAGAATTTGATTTTAGAGATCAAGATCCTGATAGAAAACCTAATATACGTAAATGCACAGAAATATTACCAAAAGGATCTTTAGTTGTATTTCCTAGTTTTGTTTGGCATAGAGTATGTCCAGTAAAAAAAGGATCAAGATATAGTTTAGTAATATGGAATTTAGGATGGCCATTTAAATGAAAAAGAAAAAAACTAAAGTTAGAAAACAAAAAATAAAAAAAGAAATTGTAGGTTATCCAAAACAATTACAATTAGAACAATACTTTGCATGTCCCATATGGTATGCAGATGAACCTAAATTTGTAGATAGTTTAAATAAAGCATCAGACTCATATATTGAAACGTCAAAGAAAGCATTAAAACCAACTATTGATAAACGTAATAAAAAATTTGGTAATAAAGGGGATATGGGTCACGTATTTCATTCAACAACATTAATAGGTGATCCTAATTTTAAACAATTACAAGATTACATAGGTGCCACAGCACATAATTTATTAGGTGAGATGGGTTTTGATTTAACTAATTTTCAAGTGTTTACCACAGAAATGTGGGTGCAAGAATTTGCTAAAAAAGGTGGTGGACATCACACTTTACATACTCATTGGAATGGCCACATATCTGGTTTTTATTTTTTAAAAGCAAGTGAAGCCACATCTATGCCTATGTTTGAAGATCCAAGACCGGGTAATTTGATGAATCTTTTACCAGAAAAAGATAAGACAAAAATTACATATGCAAGTTCACAAATTAATTATAAAATAAAACCAGGCAGAATGATATTTTTTCCATCGTATATGCCACATCAATATCTCGTTGATATGGGTTATGAACCATTTAGGTTTATACATTGGAACTGTCAAGCAATACCAAAAGGAGTGTTAAATGTCTTTTAAAAAAAATAAATATAGTGTTTTAAAAAAAGCCATCTCAAAAGAGTTAGCAGATTTTGTATATAAATATTTTATGAACAAGAGAAACATTGCAAGAGTATTATTTGATTCAAGATACATTTCACCGTTTACAGAATACTGGGGTGTATGGAATGATCATCAAGTTCCAAACACTTATTCACATTATGCAGACACCGCAATGGAAACTTTATTACGAGAAGTAAAACCAGTTATGGAAAAACACACAGGTTTAAAATTAAGTGAAACTTATTCTTATGCAAGAATATATAAAAAAGGAGACATCTTGGCCAGACACAAAGACAGGTATTCATGTGAAATATCTACTACGTTAAATTTAGGTGGCGACCCTTGGCCAATATATTTAGATCCAACAAATACAGAAATACCTGATATGTCAAAAGGACCTTATC